CCCTGCAACATTGCTTGGCTTTGGTACATGGACTGCATTTGGCGCTGGACGAGTACCTGTTGGCTATAACGCAAGCAACGCGCTGTTTGACGCGCTTGAAGAAACTGGTGGTAGCGCAGATGCAATTGTTGTCAGCCACACCCACACAGCGACTACAACATCGACAGATTCTGGTCACGCACATACTGACAATGGTGCGGCTGGCGTGTTTGGAACAACATCTGGCCCTGATAGTGTTCAGAATTTCACAGGGAGTCACACAACAAGCACGGCAACAGCAAACATTACATCGACAACAACTGTTGCTAGTGCTGGTTCAAGTGGCACAAATGCTAACTACCCGCCATACATTACTGTGGCCATTTGGAAGCGCACAGTATGAGTGAAGTAGAAAAGGAGTTTGCCGTGCATGAAGCTGTTTGCGCTGAAAGATATGCCGCCATTGAGAAAGCCTTTACCGAAGGCGACAAGCGCATGACCCGCATTGAGTACCTGCTCTACATCGTGATTGGTGCGGTGCTGCTTGGACCAGGCTTTGTCGGCACGGTTATCAACAAACTCATAGGCGTGTGAAATTGATCCGATCACGCTATGCCTTATGGCCGCCGGTATCTGTAAGCAGATACAGGCTGGGTGTGATTTGTATCGTTCCGCAAAAACGCAGTTTGTAGAAATAAAAGCCACAGCCGATCAGGTGATGGAGATCGGCAAAGAGGTGCAAGGGTTCTGGAAGAAGTTGTTGCAATTTTTCTCCAGCAAACCCACACCATCACAACACCAACAACAAGCCAAGCCAGCCGCAAAGAAGAAAGAGAAATTCGTTGCGGCTGATGAAGAGCAGATTTTGAATTCTGTCGTGGATCAATTAATTCAGTTTTTCCACATCCAGCAGCAGCTCGCAGATCACATTCGGGAGGAAGAGGAAAAGTCCAGAACAGTCTACGATCCAACACAAAATCACTTTGAGGCCGCCATCAAGCGTGTGAGGGCGCAGGATCAGATGAACAAATTGGTGGAAGATATACGCATGGCGATGACCTGGAACGCCCCACAGGAACTAGGTGCTCTGTACTCTAAGGTCATGGATATGCATGAGATTGTTGGCGCTGAACAGGAGGCGGCAAGGCTGGCGCAAGAAGCGAAAGCGAAGAGGGAAAGATGGCAACGGCAGCAAAGGGAAGCAAGCCAAAGGCTAAAAGCGGGACTAAGCGTCCTGACATTTATTCTTATCCTGTACCTCTGGACATGGTTCGTGTGGCTGAGTCAGGCGAGGATACTGCAATGAGTGTCTTGGGGTGGATATCTGCCGTAGTATTGGTGGCGCTGATGTTGCCGTTGCTCGCATTTTTGTATGTAGAGGTTCTGACTCAAAAAGCAGAAGTGAAACAGCAGACCGAAAAAGTGGAAAAATTGCGCCGAGAGATTGAAAGGGACAAGCGTGACAAAAAGCCTAATTCTTTTGATGACAATCCTGTGTTTGACAGGGTGCGAAGACAGATTCAGATACCCATGTCAAGACCCTGAGAATTGGGAACTTGATGAGTGCAAGCCACCCATCTGCACCGCCACAGCGACTTGTCCAGAGCAACTTGTTAAAACCGAACAGGAGAAGAAGTAATGCCAACTGTCGTGATGAATAAATCAAGCCGTATGACTGCCGAAGAAATCGAGATTCGTGTTTGGGCTTTTGTGATCGTTATCTTGGTGACCATTCTGCTTGGTGCAATGGCCATGTTCTTGTACTCTGTGACCTATGTGACGCAACCAATGAATGGTCAGATGGCGGCAATTGACAAGGTCTACACAAGCCAGATTTCCACCATCATGGTATTCATCACTGGTGTGCTTGGCGGTGTTGCAGGACGATCTGGTGTCAAAGCCGTGGCCAATGCAGTTGCCAAGGCAGAGGCTAACGACAACGAGCCGCCAGCACCATGAGTCTATTAAATCCTTGGGTGTTATTGGGCATCGTCATGGCGGTGCTTTCAGCCTTTGGTGGTGGATACTACAAGGGCAAGGATTCTGAGTACCAGCGCCAACAGCTTGAGATTGCCGCGCTCAACGCCAAGGCGCGTGAGACTGAGCAGGCGATGGCAAAGGTAGCGCAGACATATGGCGAGACATTACGAAAGGCGAACAATGTTGCAAAGGCTAAAGAAAATCAGTTGCGTGCTGATCTTAGTAATGGCAGTCTCAAGCTGCGGCTTCCTACAAAAACAACCTCCTGCCCAAGCGTTTCAGTGCCCGAAACCGCCACCGTTGCCAGCGGAAGTGACAGCGGAGAAGCAAGAGCCGAATCTAGTGGATCGGTTGATGTCGCTGCCGATCTTCTCCAGATCGCCGCCGATGGAGATGCCGCCATCCGGAAACTGAATACCTGTCTTGAAGCCTACGAAACCATAAGGAACACCAAATGAACTTGACCGCCAACTTCTCTCTGCATGAACTCAGCAAATCCGAAACCGCATTGCGGATGGGCTTTGACAATACGCCCGATGATGAGGCCACCGAGAATCTGCGACTGCTGTGCGAGAAGGTATTGCAGCCAGTGCGTGACCATTACGGCAAAGGCGTGAAGGTGAATTCCGCTTACCGTTCACCGGAGTCAAATGCGGCGGTTGGCGGCTCTAAGACCTCTGACCATTGCAAGGGTATGGCGGCTGATATTGAGATACCTGGCGTGGCCAATGCTGACCTCGCACAGTGGATCATGGACAACCTTGAGTACACGCAATTGATTCTGGAGTTTTACACGCCAGGCATTCCCGACAGCGGGTGGGTTCATGTGTCCTATGACCCGAACAACCTGAAAAAGCAAGAGTTGACCGCCACCAAGGTTGCCGGTAAGACTACCTACTTGAACGGCTTGGTGGCATAAACCATGGCACTCAACCTTGATCAGCAGATAACGCCACCTACACCGCCAAACCTTGGCGCGGCTGATGTTGCCTACGATCAGGGTTTCTTCACGCAATCCTTTGGCGGCTTGAATACCTACTTCAGCAAGCTGGCAGCGTTGTTCTCAGCGTTGTTCGGCAGGCGTGGTGGCAAGTGGATCAACTCGCCCTATGGTGGCTTTCAGGACTCCACAGACCAGACTGCGGCCAACACCACCACAGCCTACGCCGTCACCTTTGACACCACCGATTTCAGCAATGGCGTTACCTTGTCAAATTCGTCAAGGCTCAATGTGGCGCAGGCTGGAATCTACAACCTGCAATTCAGCATTCAGTTTAAAAACACCACCAATGACGGCCAAGATGTAGATGTATGGTTTCGCAAGAACGGCACAAACATCGACAATTCAAACAGCAGGTTTCATGCTGTGGCAAGAAAATCTTCTGGCGACCCATCGCACCTAATTGCCTCTCTCAACTTCTTTGTCAGTTTGGTGGCAAATGACTATGTAGAAATCATGTGGCGGCCAACAGATGTTGGTGTCAGTCTTGAGCACTTTGCCGCCAGCAGTACCCCAACCAGACCAGCCGTACCGTCAGCCATTGCCACTGTCACATTTGTGTCCAATTTGTCAACAGAAACCGCATAATTCAGCCATGGCACTCATTCCTCTCAAAATCCCTGCTGGCGTGTATCGCAACGGTACTGAGTATCAGTCTGCCGGACGCTGGTATGACGCAAACCTTGTGCGCTGGTACGAAAACACCTTGCGTCCCATTGGCGGCTGGCGCAAGAAGTCAACCACTGCACTGACAGGCTTATGCCGTGGAATATTGACTTGGAAGACAAACTCCGGTGCGCGGTACATTGCTGCCGGTACGCAGTCCAAGCTCTACGCCATGGATGAGAACAATGTGATCAAAGAGATCACGCCAACAGGTATTGCATCTGGCCGCGCTGATGCCGTCAGCGGCACAGGCTATGGCTACAACACCTATGGCTCATTTGCTTATGGCGTGGCGCGTCCTGACGCTGGCGCAGTAGCGCCTGCCACCACATGGAGTCTAGACACTTGGGGCGAGTATCTGGTTGCTTGTTCCGACTCTGATGGCAAGCTCTACGAGTGGCAATTGGGATTCACAACGCCAACCTTGGCGGTGGCCATCACCAACGCGCCAACAGGCTGCGCTGCCTTGCTGTCTACTGCCGAGCGATTCCTGTTTGCTTTGGGTGCGTCCAGCAATCCGCGTCTGGTGAAGTGGTCAGACCAAGAGGACAACACGACATGGACGGCGGCAGCCACCAATCAGGCTGGTGACTTTGAACTGAACACGGTTGGCTCACTGAAGTGCGGAAAGCGCGTCAGAGGCATCAATTTGCTGTTCACTGATGTCGATGTCCACACCGCGACTTATGTCGGCCTACCCTATGTCTATTCGTTTGAGCGTGCTGGTTCAGGCTGTGGCGTGATCTCAAGTCAGTCTGTGGCGGCCATCGACTCTGCCGCCATGTGGATGAGCAGATCAGGCTTTTGGGTATTTGACGGTTATGTCAAGCCATTGCCTTGCGATGTCTCGGACTATGTGTTCAGCAACATGAACTACAACCAAGCGTCCAAGGTATACGCTGTGCACAACAGCAAATACGGTGAGGTGTGGTGGTTCTACCCATCAAGCTCAAGCAATGAAGTTGACTCTTATGTCATCTACAACTACCGCGAAGGCCATTGGAATATTGGCACTTTGGGACGCACTGCTGGCGTAGACCGTGGCGTGTATCTCAATCCCATCATGGTGGACGCATCAGGCTACATCTACGAGCATGAGGTGGGATTTGGCTATGACGGTGGCTCTGTCTATGCTGAGTCTGGACCATACGAGATTGGTGTGGGAGAGAACATCATGTCGGTGCGTCAAGTGATACCAGACGAGATGGCGCTTGGCGAGGTGCAGATCAGTTTCAAGTCTCGGATGTATCCGACATCAGTGGAAACGACACACGGGCCGTATTCAGCGTCACAGCCCACAGATGCGCGGTTCTCTGGCCGTCAGGTCAAGATTCGCTACACAGGCGCTGTGCTGGAAGATTGGCGTGTTGGCGTGACAAGAGTTGATGCTGTTGCGTCAGGTAAGCGTTGATTGACGAGGCAGAGTTTGAGAGACTGCGCCATCATGTGGCAGCAGCCTTAGAATACGCTGGAGGCAGTCACAGTGTTGAGGATATTGCTGAAGGCATTGGGAAAGGGCATTTTCAGCTCTGGCCAGGTCTTGATTCAGTAATAGTGACAGAGATCATTGTCTACCCGCAGTTAAAGGATTTGCACTTCTTCCTTGCTGGCGGCGACCTAGATGAACTCCGATTGATGCAACCTATCATCGAATCGTGGGGGAAGAGTGAAGGTTGCAGCCGAGTGTCTCTCGCTGGCCGTAAGGGTTGGGAGAGGACATTTTTAAGAGACAGGGGATACGAGCCAAAATGGTTCGTGATGTGCAAAGATTTATAGGGGTGGAATATGTCTAAAGGTGGAGCGCCACAAACGCAA